AAATTAAAGAAGACAGACTCCCTAAAGCCTACAGAAATAGTGTTGAAGGGGGGGCTAATGTAGGATTTATTGTATTTAATGAAGAACAATCAATAACAGCTGGTCAGGATTGGACAACTAAAATTGGGGGAAAAATGGTTATGCTCCCTACTAAAAAGCAAGGAGAACAATTTGGAACTACCCCCAAGAAAGAACCATTACCTAAATTACCCCCTGTAACGGAATAATATTATGCCTTATTTACCACCAAACCAATATGAAACCAAATTCACTAATGGAGGTGAACTATATAACCCTGCTGATGGGAAGGAATATATGGGTTATTATATAAAATATAGGAATAAGTTTTTTGCAGGTAATTCACCTCAAAACCTTAAAATTAAACTTCGTAAAATAGAACTTTCTACTGAAAATCAAGTATCTAACCCTACTAACCTTCTATATAATCAATTAAATAAAAAGTTTTACCAAAAAATTAAAAATAGAAAAATACCATATCCTTCTAAGCCATTACCAACTGAAGAAGATTATACTAAAGGTATTTTTACTAGATATTTTTGCCAAAGAGCTAATAATAAACTTTACATAATTGAATTAGATAAAGAAGTTTATAATGGATTATTAAAGGGTACATATGATAAAGTTTTATACACATCAGGAAAAATTAATTGGTCACTACAAAATCCACAATTAAATAATGATAATGTTTTAAAATTAGAAAAGAGATTTCCCCAACTTAGACTATTTTTTAATAATCCCGAGGAATTCGTAAAAGCTCCTCCTGGATTCCATTATATGCCTGATGGAACCTTAATGGAAGGTGACAGTCATCCTGGCCCCTTACCATCACAAACACCACCTGAAACATCCACCCCAATACCACCAGAAACTACTAATAGTTCAACTTCTACTTCTAGTGGTGGATCTTACTAACTTTGTTCGTATATTTAAGGTATGTACTACCTTATAGAAACACAAGAGCAATTAGATAGGTTTTTTAAAGATGAGGGTAGCGAATGCTACCTTCAATTTATTACCAATAACGATGAAACCCATCCTAAATTACAATCACTGTGTGCGTTGTACATTTATTCATTTAGTAAGGAGAAGGGATTCATTATTAACATAGACCATCCCGAGGCGTTTGAGCTCAGTTTACCATTAAAATATTTGAAATCTTATACGAATATATTCGTCAAAGAAAAAACCAAAGCTTTACTACACATCCCCACACTCCCTTATACGGATATACAATCCATATATTATTTAATAAAAAACGAACCCCTAGATTCACTACCTAAAACGGGCGCTCACACATATTTTGAGCGTAAATACGGCGCATATAATGCGAATAAAATCATTCCAATTGCAAAGCACCACGAGGCGTTGACACAAGAATTTGATGCGTTATACCCGTATATAAACAACTTTAAGGAAGAAGAATCAAACAAGTGGTACAATGAAATTCTTACACCTACATTAGCAAAAATGGTAAGTGAGGGGTTTAAAATTAACCCCACATTTAAAAAACACTTTGATATCAATGAGAAATTTAGCATCAACGAAGATAAGGCTTATGGATGGTACAATTTTTGCACTACAACAGGACGCCCTACAAACAACTTTAATAGCATTAATTTCTCAGCTCTAAAACACGATAGTGGAGAGCGAGATAGTTTTGAAGCCGACAACGATACATTAATTGAAATGGATTACGAGGGGTATCACCCCCGTATTATAGCACGTTTTGTAGGACACCATATTGATAAAAGTGAGTCTGTACATAAACAACTAGCTCAAATGTATTTTGAAACAGCTGAGATTAGTGATGAAATGTATAAAAAGAGTAAAGAATTAACGTTCCAACAAATGTATGGAGGTATAAATAAAAAATACCTTAAACACGAGTACTTTAATAAAACACAAAAGTTTATAGACTCATTGTGGCACGAATTTAATACTAAAGGATATGTTAAAACTGTAATTGCGAGGCGTAAGCTTTTAAAGGGCAATTATAAGAACATAACACCACAAAAATTATTTAACTATTATATCCAAGCATTCGAAACTGAATATAATATTACCTTGTTATCGCGAGTATTTAAGCTTTTAGAAGATAAACAAACAAAAATGGTGTTATATGTGTATGACTCCATGCTATTTGATTTTTCGTTGGCGGATGGTAAGGAACTCCTCCAATCCCTTAGAGACATAATTTCATCAGATTTCCCCGTAAAGTTAAAGAAAGGATATACGTACGCTTCCCTTGAGGCCCTTTGATATTTATTGCCACAACAATGCAATAAACATAACATGAATAATAAACTTTACTGTACTTTCCTCCAAGGGGAAACAGTAGAAGAAGTTGTAGGCACAATATTAGAGGAACACGATATTTTATTTAACAAAATTTTTGTTTTAATTTCACCAGAGGAGGATAAAACCATGTTAACTTACAATATAGATGGACCTGTATACAACCTACAGATTCCTAATACTATTTTAGTACATAGAAAAAAACAGACTAATACTTTATACACTATAAATGCTTTAAATGAAGTAATTCGTTATTTAAATTATGGTGAATTAGATACCTCATATCAAGTTGATTGGACAAAATTTAGAAATTGTCTTCTCTTAACACGTCCTGGGGGATTTAAAAAAGTAAAAACCCGCCTTAAAAAAATTATTGAAGTGGGGTAATTTAAAATAATAAAAGTTATGAATCTTATCGATACTGTAGGTAATACTCCTTTATTAAAATTTCCTTTCCCAAATGGTACCCTATGGGGTAAAGCTGAATTTCTTAACCCCGGTGGATCTGTTAAAGATAGACCTGTAGCTTGGATCTTAAAAATAGCTATGGGTAGTGGTACACTTAAACCAGGTGATACTATAGTTGAAGCTACTTCGGGTAACATGGGGATTTCATTAGCTATGTTTTGTGCTAATTTAGGATTTAAGTGTGTTATAGTTATGCCTTCTAATATGAGTACTGAACGAAAGATTATGTTAAAATCTTTTGGGGCTGAATTAATAGAAGTACCTGCTGGTGATTTTGATGGGGCTATTTTACTTAGAGATAAATTAGCTAAAGACAATGGATGGTTTAATTTTAACCAATTCCATAATGAACGAAACATAGAATCACATTGGTATACTACAGGTATAGAAATCTGTAAAGACTTTGATTACGATAAACCAATTGATGCTTTTGTAGCAGGCACAGGAACTGGGGGAACTATAATGGGTGCAGGTAAATTTATTAAAAATAAATATCCTATATGTAAACTAGTAGCATTAGAACCTGCTGAATCTCCTGTTATGTCTGGTGGAGAACCTGGATTACATGGTATTCAGGGTATAGGTGATGGTAGTAAATTTTTAGTCAATTTAAAAGATATAGATCGTATTGAAACAGTATCAACTGAAGAATCTATAGAAAAATCAAAATCATTAGCTAAACAATATGGTTTATTTATTGGTTTTTCGGCTGCTGCTAATTTTTTAGTTGCCGAAAGGTTAATTAATGAGGGTTATGCTGAAAATGTAGTTACTATCCTTTGCGACAGAGGAGAAAGATATTTTAGTTGTTTGTAAAAGCCTTTTGGTAATATTTGGATTCCGTGGTCTGGGTTATTATATTTACCCAAAATTAAAAGATCATGAATCTAGACGAAATCAGAAAGCGCATGGACCGCTTGCAAAACAAGTCCAACGGAAAATCAGGTGGTGAATTCAGAAAGAACTTTTGGAAGCCACCAAGTGGAGAAAAATCAGTAGTACGTATTGTACCTTATAAGCACAATAAAGATGTGCCCTTCACTGAATTATATTTTTATTTCGGTATTGGTAAGCCCCGAATGATGTCACTCTCAAATTTTGATGAGTCTGATCCGATTTTGGAATTTGCTTCTCAACTCCGGAAGTCAAATGAACCAGATAATGTAGAGTTAGCTAAGAAACTCTATCCTAAGATGCGTATTTTCGCTCCTGTACTTGTACGTGGTGAGGAAGATAAAGGCGTTCGATTCTGGGA